AGCGTCAATCCTACAAACGTCGGACTTGATGTAGTAAAGAGTAATTGGTTAGATTGGATTGGGTAGATTAGCATTTACTTAGCCTTTGCCATACTTAAAGCGGTCTTATAGTTTTCAATCCATTTATTTTGTAAGCTGATTAGTTCTTTTTTATCGGGGGCATTAAGCTGCTTAAGAAATTCTTTTCTGTTTTCTTTTGGTATGAAACCCATCGGAGAATGACTGTTCATGGAAACTTTTATTCCGGTTAATAAATCCTTTCTTTCCTCGCCCTTTGAATCGTCAAGAATCATTCTTAAATAATCCGAAGCATCTATAATATCACCTTTGGTTATTTGTTCAGATGCGAGTTGGAGAGGGAAAGTACGGTCAGTTTTGCCATAGCCTATAGTTTCAAATATACGCTCATATATCTTAGTGGCTTTATCTTTTATCGTTACAAATTTTTGTTTATCTGCCCACTCTCCAGACCTACTTCTCCACTTGTTATATTCACTGGTAACATTTTGAGAATTTAACTGGCTGTCAATTTTGTTTATAAGCGAACTGGCCAACCTGACTACGGGTGCTTGCTTGGCGAACTTAGCTATTGACTGAGGTGCGAGTTTCGGATTCCTGATTGCTTCTCCGCCAAGTACGACTAATTTTCCTACTGTTGACTTGGCTGGCCCAAGTAATAAATCTTCCATTCCGTACATTACATTGGCTATAATAGGCCCAAACCCACCAGCCACTAAGTCATTCTTTATGGCGTTAATAATCTTGCCGGTATTTGTATCGCCAGATTTAACCTGATAGAGAACGGACTTTTCGCTGTCGAACGCCCAATCTCTTATTATATTCTGCAATTCGCCCGCTATTCCAAGTCCAATTATAAATCTTATGAACTGTCCAATATCCCTCGGTTCTCCTTTGGGCGGTAAGACTGCTTTTTTTGCGCTTTGTGCGATATTTTTAATCTGCTCAACCTGCCAACTCTTGAACTGGAATAATGTCTTTAGCCATTCGGCCATACTGTTTGCGTTCATCCACACGTTTTTAGTGGCGAGTGTTCTTGGGAACATCTCATCTCTTACTGTTCTATAGAGGCAAGCACCAACGACTTCTGCGTCCCTACCGGCAGTATCAATAAACACATTAGCAAGTTCTTCATTTGATAATTTTGTAAGTTCTTTTATTCTAACATCATTAAAACCAGCTTTTTTAAGCCTGCTTAATGCGCGTTCTTCGCCGCCAAGAGACGCCTGAACAAGAGCGGTATATCTTTCAAGACCCCTTGTCCTGTCGGGGTCTATATCTCTTAGCAATTTTACATCTCTTTCCAAACTGAGCAATTTTACAAGAGCTATTCTCCGGTATGATGCTTCTTCGACAAGACTTCTTACTGTTCCAATTCCGCCAGATTTAACGCCGAGATTAGTTTCGGGCATTATACCCATATAATCAGGTATCCCGCCAAATTTAACCAAAGTTTTTCTCATCTCTTTTGCTGATTTTTTCCAATCTAAAGCAAGCGGCGGCAACTTCACAAAGGATTTACTTAATTGCGATAATCCACCTATCTTGTAACCCTTTACCGCACCTTCAATGGCATTAGCTATGATATTTACTGCGTTAGTAGATGTTCCTATAGCAGCATGGTATTGTCTTATTTTGCTGGTTATGAATTTGCTGGCTGGACTACCAGGTGATTCCTGCAAACCAAATTCAACCCTTAGATATGTCCTTAATTTATCTTCTATTTGTGAACCAAATTCATTCCCTATTTTCTTCAGAGAAACCTCAAGTTTTGGAAATCCATTTGCTCCCCATATTCTTTGTGCTTCAATGAGAGTCCATTTTTTCCATAAAAAATTATGCGCGAATGTTCTTGCATTCCACTCTATATATTCAGTAGGCATATCAAGTCTTGTACTCATAAAGTACGGATCAAGCCCTTCAAGTTGTGCCTTTTTGAATCTAACCATCTTCTTTATAGCGTCAGAAATACTGCTAGCTCTACCTTCTGCCACCATTTCTCGTGCTGCTGTAAATGCCCTTGCATCTTTCGCACCTTTAGAATACGCACCCTCTACAGCCTTTTGGCCTTCTTCGCTCAATACATGAGGATGGGCATCGCCTTTTCCCGTTGGCAACATAGACAGCCATTTACCTTTAACTTTCCTCATTCCGCCAGTAGCCGTATATTCTGTTTGGAGTTCATCCAGGACAGCACGGTACAATTCTGAGTGTTTAATAATCTTGGGCGTTACACCTTCCGAATTAGGACTTATTCGATGATTTGTAAGTTTGGTAACGAGTTTTGTTTCTGCGACACTAAGGTCTTTGAGTGCTTCATCCATCTTTATTGCGGAATTATTGAATACTTTCTGTATTCTCCAATCAAGTCCCCGTGTTCCAGATTCGGCAGTGTCAGAAATTTGGGCAGATAATTTTTTACCTTCACTGCCAAGCCTATTCATAACACCGGAAACTCTGGATAGATTATCTTTTGCGATATTTACCACAGATTTACCAAATAATCCAGTTTCTTTTGTAGTGTCAATGGCTGTATCAACAACCTTTTGGAGTGGTTCTATATCAACAAACCCGCCACGTGTACCTTGAATTGGCTTCACTGCTGCCTCGCTGGCTTGCGATAATGGCTGGGGGGGGAGTATTTGCTCGGCATTCTTTTGCAAATCTCCACTTAACCTGATTTCTTTGGGGGAAACAAAATCGCTATTACTTTGCCACATTAAATCGGATGCCTTAATCGTAACTTTATATATTGCTCCGCTTTCTGAATATTGTTTTGCATAGTTATAATCGGGTGTCCAATACTTGCCAATTTTTGCTGTGGTGTCTGATTCAAACGGTTTAGGTTTTTTAAATGGAGTAATTCCCCTGTATAGTATAATCTCTGGATCGCTACCGTATTTTTGTATTAGGAAATTTGTAATAGCTTCTTTTGAATATACAGAGGGGGATACAAACTTATCAATATCTTTACGTATATTATTATATAGTTTTACGTTTCCCGCTTCAGTTGGTACTATGACGCCCCCCTTTTCAACCTGGGGCATTGTGGGGGGCTTAGTGGATAATTGGGTAGATTTACCAGGAGTAACATCTCCTGTTTTTGTAACAGGTTTGGCTTTTGTTGGCGGAGATATATATTTATCTCTTAAATCCTGCGGAACACCTTTGCCAGACCTTATTGATTCTTTGGCTCTGTTTATATCTCGTAACTTTTCTGCCGCTTGGATTGCCTTTTGCTCTTGTAGTGTTTTCCCTATTACACCAGACTTGGCTAATTCTATCTCTCTTGAACCCCAATATTTTTCAAATCCTTTGGCAAGGCCAGAAACCGCTGCTGTTACTGCAACTTCACCAACACCCCATAAAACTCCTATTCCCGATGCAAAGTGAATAGCGTTCCAGTCAACAGGTTTTCCCTCTGTTATATTTTTACTGAATTGCATAGCAGATTCGACAGAACCAAATGTAAGTCCACTTGCAAGAATAGTTTTTAACGCTTGAGCTGCCGGTATCTTTGCAACTCCAGCACCAATACCAGTAGATGCTGTTTTAAATGCACCAATATATTTCGCTGCTGTTCCAGCGGAGACTTCTCCTGGTGTAGGTTCAAAGCCGGAAATTCTATCGACTAATTCTGCCAATGTTTTATCTCCGGTTATCTTATTAGCCAAAACATCGGTAACAGTTAATGATAATCCGCTTATGGTTTCTGCGACAGTTCTGGCTCCGAATTGTGCAACAGTTTTTAATTTGTGTTCTTCTCTAAATTCACGAACACCGTAGATAGGCGGTTCAAAATAACCAGTCTTTTCGTTGATATAACTTTTTATTTTGTCTATTTGTCTACCAAAAAAAGATGGTTCAGGCCCTGCAATAAACTGTTGCGCATTTGATATTGGTACTTTATAATCCTTAGCTATGCCAAGTGCTATCTTCGCACGTTCTCTGGCCTGTTCTGGATTGATAGATTGAGTTTGTGGAACTAAACTGAAAAACCTGCCAATAGATTTTTCTTCCACGAATGGCTGTTCATTGTTTGTTTGAGTTGTAAGACCTTCAAATCTTCCCATTATTGTTTTAGTACCCTAAGTATTTCAGTAATATTATTCGGGTCAGATTCTAATGCTTTATATATTTCTCGCCTTTCTACTTCTGGAATATCGTCCCAATATATGTCTAATGACAAATCAGGGGCAAGGATCATATCTAATGAATCGGCAGTGTCAATAGGAGGTTCAATCGCATCTTTAACCGCTCTTTCTTCGTATAATAGTGCTGTTTCAGGATACTTGCCATTTTGTTGAAAATAGGTATCAGCCCATCTTATAAGTTCTGCATTTACTTTTTGCGACCTTGCCAGAACCCTTGCCTGTTCTGCTTTTGTATATATCCATGAATCTTCTGCTTTTCGTATTTCCTCTGACTTACTATCCATTACCGATTTAAGACTTTCCGCAAATGTTCTTGGATAAGGCTTGTTTACCTTTTCCCATGCGTTATTAAAATCTTCTCTTGATATATTTCCATCTACGAATTGGTCTAAAAGCATATCGTATGCTTCTTGTTTGCCCATCTGGCTAGTTGGTATTCCTATTACGATATTACTTATGGCAACCTGGCCGGAAACGCTTGTTTGCATTGGAGGAGTGCCAAGCCGTTTAAGATAACCGTTGTATCCAATCCATTTCTCTTTTGTGTCATCTCCTTCCTGGTCTTTAGCAAAATTAGCAAGCTCTACATCATCGTAAGTTACAGGTTCTTTGGTTGGGTCTGCCATTCTTTCACCGAAATCTTTATAAGAATTCATATTATCAGTGAATCTTTCGGCTTCTTCTCTTCTCTTTAATGTAAGTTCATAACTGTCTATATTTGCCAGCATTGCTTGTGCCTGTTCTGGGTCTAATATAGCAGAACTCTGAATAATATCTCTGGCCTCGTCAAATTTCCTGAGTCCTTTTAATTTGGCAACTTTATTTTCCACGGATTGTATTTGCAGTTTTGATTTGTAGGCATTTATTTTTGTTTGTTCGACGCCGACTTCTCTCAATAAATCAGCCTGTTTTAATGCCGAATCTACGTCATCGCTTTTAATATATGCATCCGCATTTATCTGAATATCGGCTATGGCATTATCCTTCTCTATCGCCAATCCCTTAATAGTAAATGTTCTCTGCCAGTCGGGCATCACCCTGTCTTTGTACGTTTGAAGCTCGGTATTAACCCACTCATTCTTACCCTGAACCTTGTCTATATCGGATTCCCACTGGGATACGAGTTTGTCTCTGGTTTCTTTGTCATAGGTAGTTTCCAATGTAACCAAAAGGGCATTGCTTTTCTCGTCAACCTCCCTTTGCTTAGTGGATAAATCGACTTTGTTCCTAGTCTCTTGTATCTTCATTCCTAAATCGAATATCGTTCCACCTAACTGGGACGCTGCCCGCCCAATCATCTGTGAGCCGGTATCAACGTCAAGATTGGCTCTTACTGCCCCTGCTTGGCCAGATATTGTTCTTTGGGAAAACTGGACTGGAAATTCGCTTGTCATATTAAAAACCCATTCCTGTTATTGGATTAACACTAAAACCTGCTCCCCCTGCCCCTGTAGGATTTGCTCCGCCAGTTCCAGTTGGTACTCCGCGTCCATTACCAAATGCACCCGCTGACTTTGCCGCACCAAATCCCTGTAGAAGCGTACCGCCTGCCTGCATGTATGAGGCAGTTTGAGCAGCCTTACCCTTCCTAGTATAGATTTTCGACTGCATACGGTCAAGATTAGCCTGGCTTCTCAGTCTTGCGGCCTGAGTTGCGCCTTCATAACCCATGAGCATATTGTCAAGTTCAAACTCCGCCGCCTGTTTAGCCTGAATAAGAAGCGGTGCGCCTTCGGTTGTAATAGCCCCACTTGCCCCTAGATTGGCCGCTAGTGTACCCATCTGCCTATCAGAGGCCTCAACCTGCCTTCTCTGTTCTAAAGCCGTTTTGGCCTCAACCTGCTTAGCCTCTTGGTCTGCTAAGGCAGCATTGTATTTAGACATATTCGCAGCAGATTTCGCTTCTTGCCTTGCCGCTTCGCCCTGATAAAGCTGACCACCGGCCATAAGACCTGCACCGGCAATAAGAAGAGCGGCGGGCCCATATCTCCTACTACATAGTTTTTCCGGTACTCTAAAGACTATACCATTTCGTTCAATATAATTTACCATAGCAAATTGCATTTCCACCATCGGGATAATAACATTCTTTGAAACCATCACGCTTAAAACCTAGAAACTCTACGAGTTCTCTTGCCTTTGGGAAATCTTCCCTCACCGTTGCTTCAACCCTTTTGAGTTTGTGTATATCAACCAATTCTTCCAGTGCATTGTTCATGCACAAAACCAGTGCGGTCTTGTAGGTTAGTGCGTCTTTATGGAGTATAATCCACACCTCGCCCATACCTTGCCAATAAATAACGACACCGCCAACCCCGATGATACTATCATTAACTATCGCGGTTCTCGCGTAGCCTGACAAGTCTAAAGAAGGGTATCTTTTAACCGCTTCTTCGATTGGATTAGCGGATACGTAATCTATATCAGATTGCACCGAAGGACGAAGTACTATCATTAGAATATATAGCCAAATACCGCAATTGTGGCAGTTGCGGCAATAGAGGATGCTCCAGCAACTATGTAAATTCCAAACTCCCTATCGACAGCAGCGGTTGCATCTCCATCAATTACTTTGTAATCATCACTGACTGCAACCAAGTGCATATAATCGGTAGTAGTTATCATGTCGGCTATGCCCGCTTCGGCATTGAGAAAACTTTGCGTTGCGCTTGCCGCGCCAGTTCCAAAATCCACATCAGTACATCCGGCCAAGGATGCACTAGGATTTCTGATTATAACATCGGTAATAACGCAATCCTTGCCTTTGGGGACAGTATATAATATCTGTTTTGTCGAATTGGCATTTGTTCCCATAGTAACGCTGGTACTGCTGAGCAATGCTATTCCTTTTTCTTTCAAATCTGCCACGCTATAACTCCTTAAAGTTTATATTGATACTAGTTCGTTTTCATAAAAAACAATGTCGTTCTCGTAAGATACTATATTGGGAATAATTAACGGAACACCCAGTTCGGTCGGCATGGCGTAAATGTCACCCTCAAGATACGTTAATGCGTCATTCTTATTATCAAATTGAACTACCTGAACAGCAGAAAAACGCACTTTTGCAACAGATGCAATCTCGTTATATAAAAAGAACCTGTCGTTGCCGCTTGCATCAGAAAGAGAAATACCAGATACCGTCTGCCAAACACCGTCCTTAACGGCTATTTTGCTATTATGCGTAGAATGTAAAACATCATCACCAGTCAATGATACCGTTAAACTGGAGTCTGCTCCCACACCCTTAACATTATAAGACCAGACATACCACTTTCCGCTTGTAACTACAAACGGCCATATCTGTAACGAGTCACCGTATGCCATACTGGCTTCAAAATCCACCTCTATACATCTTCCGAACTGGCCATCATGTACCTGATACCTCACAACTGAATTCGGAGTAGCCGATGGGGTAAATGTAGTTATGCAAGCTGCACCAGTGGTAACTAAATTGATATGGTCTGAGGTTAATCCCGTTCTTCTGGTAGTTAGATAAGAAACGCCATAATTAGATGTATTAAACACATTAGGATTAATTAGGTAACTATTGAAATGGTTTCCGCTAGAGGCACTATTGATTGAACTGTGATGCGTTACTATGCTGCTGGTTTCAGTTTGAACCCACGTGGCTTGATTTAGATTGCAATTAAACGTATTCACCCGACATGTATCGAATGTGTAACTTTCAAGTTTCGTATTATTTATAACAAGGTTCTGAACATCCTTGAAATACGTGGCTATTGGCGTTATTGCGTCAATGGTATGACCATATCCAGAAGCAACGCCGTTGCCTTCGAGATGAATATTGTCTATCGTCAATGGACTATTATCTATCGTAAATCCATAACTTGTCACATAAATCGCGAAGTTGTTTAATTCAAATAAATCATATTCAAATCTAGTCTCATAACCGTCGTTACTTGCCCCGCCATCGCCATTAATATACACGGCAGCGTATCTATTCCCTGTCCAGTAATTAAACCGGAAAATCTCATCCCCTACATGCCCACTTGTCCCTCCGCTGGTTGCATACCAGCCGTAATTATTACTTGCAAATTTACAGTCATGGATATTATTGCCCATTCCCCATACAGCCTTAATGGCGTAATCGCATTCACTGAACCAGCAATGAGATATTTCGCAGGATGTCTCACCGGCATTAAGATAAATTCCATTACCTTCTCTTGCGGCGGCAATATTACCATCAAACTTAAGATCAGATATTAACCTCTTTTTCCAGTTTCCAACGCCGGTAATAGTTAGTGCGTAATTCCCCGCCGAGTTTGCTTTTAAGATTGTACCGTAACCCGCCCCCTTATAGCTCACTAATGAGTCGGTATTAGCATCTGTAACTTCTATACGATAAGTACCATCTGGAAAATATACCGTTCCGTTGCCGGCCGCAGCGGCCGCAGCAATAGCAAGGTCAACATAAGCGGAATCGTCCGTAGTGCCATCTCCTGTTGCTCCGTAATCTCTCACATCGAATACATGGTCAATATTCAGTAAAACCTTTGCATCTTGAGCATCGGCAGCTTCAACTAAACTCGTGCCGAACGCCGTCATTGACACAGAACCAGTAGCAACAGAAACAGAAGCGGTTGGTTTGCCGGCAGAATCGAAAGTCAAATTCTTACTTGCTCGGTCTATGGAATTTGGAAGCACATCTATCGAAGATGTTGGGTCTGTATCTGGAAATCTTAGAGTTCTTTCAATTGCATCGCTGTTTTCTACAATGAGTCTTGTATTCTTGTCCAGTGCCGCTTCGACGTTATCAGCATTAAACGTACCGCCCTGCTCTAAGTCCAGAGTCTGGGTCATGGCAGTATCTCTTATGACGTGAATCTGATAACTGCTCGATACGAATGGTGTAATTGTAGTAATTGTTCCACCGGCAGAACCATTATTGAGAAGCGTATAATGCGTATCTTGAGTTAGGGCTGTTTCATCGCCGGTAGAAATTTCTCTTTTTATTACCGTAATATCGCTGTCATTGACTATCGGAAAAGAAAACGACACTGTCTGTGCTGCACCAGTTCCAACTGCCGATGTTCTTGCTGTTTGATTGGAAATTGTCATCTGCCTGTTACCTCAATTCTGGGAATAATCGCCCTGACCGTGCAGGGCAGTGGGTCAGAACCCGATATAATAAATGTGTCCTCTACGTTAAATCCGCCGTCGAATACTACTACTTTATCACCGGTAAACAAACTCGGTGGAGAACCGTAATCTTCTGTTGTTCGCCAATCTATTGTATTAGTCGTATTACCATCGCCATATTCAGCGTTAAGTGTGTCCTGAAAACTAATAACGACTTCCGCTATTTTCTTTATACTCCCTTTTGTAGTCCCGCCTCTTCCCGCTATATCCATTCTCATCGGGGAGAGTCTATAGGTATAAGGCAATCCAACAATACATTTATCTGCTGCTTCTGAAATTGTAATTTGACCGCCATCAACTACTTTGTCCGGATATACAGCGCCATCACCTAGAATCTTTACAGTTTCACCTTCTAAATGACTAAGTCCTGTAATGGTTGTAGAACCACTAATATCTATAATTCCGCAATCGACAAAGAAACAATCAGATTGTGAATCAAATAATCTCGGCTGCACCTGCTCTATATATCGCTTCGTAGAACCGTTTATCTGTCTTATAGTAGAAAACCATATTTCATCTTCAGTTGCCCCTGGTATTCTTGCAACCGATTCAACTGAATCGCCCGACCTGAGTGGTTGTTTAGACCATGCTACGACACCTTGATCCCTTTCGTAAACAAGTGATAAGAGTGTACCATCGTCAAGAACAGACCAATACATAATATCGGGGTTCTTTTGGTACGCAGAAGATACAATTCCGCTCTCTGTTATATCTTCGGCCAATACAGTTAAATCGGGTGATGCGTATTCCTGCGTGGAATCGTTATATGTCATTTCCCTGACTTTTCGTCCTACGAAATCAACGAATAATACTGAATTATTTATCTTGACAGGCTGGACGGTATTACCGCCAAAAGACGATTGCTGTCTAACTGAAAAGTTAGTCGGGGTTATTACCGTTCCAAGTTTATTGGATGATATAATCCATTCATCATCTTTCGTGCCGATTACGATAACATCCAACGCCTCTACCCATCTAACCTCATCTGTAGTAGTAAGTGAAATCGAAAAGGCGTCATCATCATTTAAGCCTTCCTCAAAGTTTTCATAATCACCAGTTTTACTCAACCATACAGTGGCAATGCCGTCTTTTGAACCGACATACACCGCTCTATCATTAAAAAATGCTATGGATACAGGATAACCCTGAACTCCAGACCAACACCCCTCCGCCCATCTTTTAGTTGCAGCCGTAGTTTCCACTTCGGCAAGAACAGTTATATTGACGACTGTAGGCGATGATATGCTATCTATTCTAACGATACCTTCTTTTATAGAGTTATCAATGTTTATTTCAGCACTAAAAGCAGCAGACATTGCGCCTGGAGTTACTATTTTATACTGGACATTATCTTCTTTTTCGGTTGTGCTGAGTTGTATATTTCTATCACCATTACCTACATAAGTTCGGTAATCGTCCCAGTCGGTATCGTTCTCGTTCCTCTGTAATTTAACCGTTCCCGTCCAAGTGCCATGAGTATCAAATCTAAATGTACCCTTGACATCGATAGCGTCACTATCGGTTGTACTGGACGCCGAAACACTAGTCACTGTGCGGGGATGGATTAGTTTGAATATTGCTCCGACATGACCGGATTCAAAAATAGACGATGAAGCCGTAAGTGTACCGGTTGTACCAACAGTAGTAACGCTTGATGTCATTGTAACGTCGTCGTCATTTGCTATGTCATTTCTGGTTAAAAATGGGCCTTTGGTAAATGCTATATTGCCTAACGAAAACGCTGTCACACTTGTCCTTGTGAGTTTAGCCGGTGCATAACCGCTATGAACTATCCACATAGTATCAGCAATCTGTCTGGTATGAAGTGCAAACAAATCCGCTTCTACATAAGAAGTAGCTACTTCTACCGGATTAGTTGGGTCTAAAAGAATACTACCGTCATAGTAGAATCTTATATACTCATCGCCAAATTCTGTCATATATGCAATATCAGATGAATATATAAATGGAATCAATCTAACGGCAGTGTCGTTACTCTTTGCGCCATAGACGTATTTCGTGCCAGGTCTCCTTACGGCGCAACCGTAAACTAAAGGAAACATATTCTCTATTATTCGACAGCCAGCACCATACTTTTCGGTATCGCTTCTGGCGTCGATTTTAGGAGAAAAATAACCCGAATTGAATGATAATATGGGATAATTCAATTTATTACCACCTTTGGAGTTGCTTCTGGTATTTCATCGTAAACATTTAATACTGTCTGCTGAGCCGCTAAAATCGCATCGGCCTGGTCTGATAAAGTTTCAAGAGTATCGCTTGCCGTACCAATAACATCAGAGAGAATATATGCTTCCGTATCGCTTGCGGAAACTTCCGGCTTGTATTCACCAAAACCGACGACATTTGTTCCTGATTTTATTACAACCAAATCTTGAGCTTGTATGCTGCCATCAGTTGCCGTATAATATCCTGTTCCAGCTATTTCAGGCAATGATGTTCCTGCTGCCGTGCGAACAGTACCATCCGGTTGATATGCACCATAAGTAAGCGTGAAACCGGTTGGAAACCCAAATGTAATTTCGTTGGCCATTTAGTAACCTAATACTGTTTTTTTGCCGGTATTTGGCGTAAGTTTTCCCGTTAAAATTGTCTTCTTGAACCCCGATGCCCTCTGTATCCTTTTCATTGTTTCATCTGAAGATTCTTCTGCCGTCTCAGGTATTGCCTGTGGAGGAGGAAGAGGCGGTGCTTTAACTGATTTGGGTCTACTCATATTTAACTCCTGTTTTGTCTATAAAGGTCTGAATATCTCGATTCGAACCAAGGCGCATTATCTAATCTGCCCGACGTGTTTGTTTCTTGCCTGTCTAAAACTCTTACCTTAGGCATTATCTCTCTTATATCCATTTTAATACTCTCTTTAAGTTTCGCATCCTGCGTAAGCGGCATTATCATTTTTAACTGTAACTGAAGTACAAGTACCTCGACGAAAAGAGGGTCAAATTCATTTGGGTCATCTACGTTTTTTATGTATCTAATTGAAACGGAACTATCATTAGTTAACAGTCTCTGTCCTTCTATGGCAAAATTGTATCTTGTATTCTTAGTCGGGGTATTGTTATCAGCATAAAACGACTTGAGTCTTAAAAAATCATTGGGCAGTTTATATTGGTAATCATATTCAAAAGCAGGAGTTTCAGTATCTTGCGACAAATTAGCTCTTGTCTGTGCAAACCGCCAGTAATGACTTCTTATAAGAGCCTTCTTTGTTTGCTCGTAGTAAAGTCTGCATTGAATTACTTCCGACTTAGTATCGGTATTGTCATCAAAGTCATTTATTCTCTTTGCACCAATACCGCCGAGAGCCATATTACAAATGCTAGTTATAGAAACTGTCATATTTCACCTATTAGTCTCGCCAAAGTACTTGAATGACATCCGCTGCCGTACCAATAAAATGCAATCTATTGAGATTGTTTATGGGTATAGATATTGGGCCGGTAGAAGATAACTTCCACGTGCTTGACGTTGCGGCGGCATCTATATTAAGATATGCCTGCGTACCGGACACCTGCTGAATAAGGCAACTCTTACATACCTGACTACTTGGAGTTACGTCGACCGCCGGATTGGCAACAGTTACCAAAACCACACCCGAAGATTCCGAGTTTGTACTCAAATTGCTTCTTTTAATCATATTAAACCTTTCTTACCACCCCCACCATTCAAAGAACGTATCTATCCAGTGGACATCTTTTTCTGGTTCTGTTTCGTGTGGGGTAGTTATTGAACATGGGTCTGAAACTGTATTTGTGTTATTATTAGAGGATTTATCCCTCGCTTGTACCGTGTAAGTGTATAATGTATTAGCTGAAAGGTCAGAATCCGTATATGAACCACTATCCTGCCAGCCAGAAGATGTTCCGTTGGTATTTCCAGTAGTCTCTAAAAATCTATATTCCACACCGGCATCATCTGTTGCTGTTTCCGCCGTCATTGATACCGTATAAGTATTTACAACATATGGCGGTGTGGAAAATGACATCTGAGATGGGGTAGGTGGGGTTTCGTCCGGCAATGCGTCAGTAGTAGCAGAGGCTGCACCGCTAACCGTATTCGTGTTTTGATTAGTCGATTTATCGCGAGCCTGTACCGTATATGTATATTGAGTATTAGCAGTTAAAAGTGTGTCAACGTATATAGGGCTATCCTGCGTACTATTATGACCGCCTCCTGCCGTGCAAAGAAAGATATACTCAACCCCGCTGGCATCGGTTGCGGTAGTCGCAGTCATGGTTATCTGTGTACTGTCAACGGCAGCCGGAGCGGATGTAAATGTCATTGGTTCTGGCAATGGGTCAGTAGTATCTGCCACCGGCACGCCTGTAGTTTCGTAAGCCCCTATACTTCTTGGAGAGGCCCACGTCGTCCCAGCTAAATCCTTTGTAAAATCATAGTTCGGCCAGATGGTATTCATCTTGGTCGTATATGCGGTTATATCACCGCCAACACTTACTGCGCACGAATCGGCTATTAGATTGTAATCGTAAACCGTATAATTTACAAATGTAAGAGCGTATCCTTCATCAACGAAAGATTCGCCAGTCCCTAATGCCCAACTATTATCCCAGTCGCCAGTCTGCGCTTGGTTATTTTGATATGAAGATTTATCCAGATAAAGGTTATAAGTATGTGTCATTACCGGATACCATGCACTGTATATTACAAGGCCATCGGCAATATTGTTAATTATCACAAGACATGGGTCGTTTGTTGGTGCAAGAGAATCGTTTATTGAAATAGCAGTGTCGGAATTGGCGTTTATTACCGTATTATGAAGGATATATATATCACCTTCCATGTTGTCTGATGCGTAAGCCCATACGTTTAGTGACCCACTTTCGTCATCTGCTTCCAGTACGTTTCCAAAAACATAAATATTGTTTGTGTCGTGGGTCGCAACAGCGTTATTTGCCCTAGTAACGTAATTATGAGCAAATAGTATCTGGTGGTTTAATGTATAACTCGAAAAAGCGTTACCATGCGTAGCAGCCTCGCCTATTCTATTATGCGAAATTTCCAGTTGGTCGTTTCCGGTGGGTTTTACAGATGTTTCCTCAATCCTATCGAAGTAGCTATTAACAATCTTACTTGAATTTCCTCTAAGAGAATTTTTTGCAAACTGAACGCCGAAGCCGTCTCGTACATCTAAAACATTGCAGTCGTTTACTTCGCATGCTCTTGGACAAATAAACGATATGGCAGCTCCGCTAGTAGAACAAACCATATTCCTAAGGGTGCAACCCCTAACCCATACTTCACGCACAACTTCCGCAGACGGAGCTGTTGTATATGGTTTAATAATCCCTCCTCCATTATACGGTTGAGTCGCACTCGATGGCGCGAAATTTTGAAATATCAAATTCTCATAAGTCAGATATTGACCGTAACTAAGATATACTCCGTACGGCCTCGTGCAGAATTTTATCTTTGCAGTTAGGTCTGCCGCGTCTCTAGGCCAGATATAAGCGGTATAAACGCCGCCAACGGCAGTAGTTGTATGATACGTCTCAGCCTCTTTGTTTAAGACAGACCAATGATTCTGTATCGCATACCTATCGCCAGATTGCAAATTGTAACTTAAAACAGAATTTAACGAGAATCTTTTTAGTGTATTGTCCCATGCCGTTACTTTTTTGGTAGATACCGTATTGGCATTAGCTTTTACATATATTTGTAATGTAGCTCCAACATAATAACCATCTGGCTTGTCTAGAGTTGTATCATATACATAGGTAGCTTGTGAATAAGAGTCAGAACTAACATTTCTAAACTCATCATCTCTGTTGTATGTGTACCTTGTCTGGTCTGGGTCTGATGATACGAAAAGAAAAGTATCATCCTCGACCATGTGAACATAGTCCGTCCTTGCGGCCTGAGAAGATGTATAGGTAGCCTTGTATATATTGGCAAAGTTGGCATTGCCGGCAAAACCTGCGGTTTCTATATCTACGCCTGCGGGAGTTAAAAAGTCACATGCGTCGGCACATTGAGTCCAGCCAGTAATAACAGTTCCGCCATCGACGATTGCAGTTTCACCAGCATAAGCCTGTATCGTTATATGTGAACCGCTACTTCCGCTATCTGTCGTGGAAATAGATTCGTAATAATTACCGCCACGAACGATAAGGGTATCGCCGTCATTCATCTTAGACTCAGACGAATCGATTGTTCGCCACGGAGTAGCTATATTCTGTGCCTGAGCAGTCGTTCTGGAATCCAGACCATCTGTAGCGCAATAATAAGTTGCAGCCAAAGACAGTTTAGCAACAAACATGGTAAATAGAAACAATATTACTCTAAATTTAGACATGAAACTCCTGAAAAAATAAGGGGCGAGTTTCCCCGCCCCCATTAAAACTAATCTGCTGTTTTTAAATAACCGACAACCGTAATTATGCAATCAACAGATGCACCTTCATTTGCAACACAATCAAGAGTATTGCCTGCTTCAACTTCATTTTCGGTGTCAATCAAACCATCAAATTGAAATCTGACAGTATCGTTAACGCCATTAAGTTCTTCTTCTGTAAATATATCAGCAGCAGAAGCATCATTATTTTGTAGTTGAATATCATCGTCTGCGCTAGAACCATTGGCTGCTATCTTATAACCATAAGCATCGGTTATTACTAAGTCATAACCAGTCGGTACTGTATATATCAAAGTCTCGATGGCTGTTGGCCTAAACTCTATAAGTATAGGAGTCCCAGATACCGCTTTTGTTCCTGCATTGACGGCATCATAAATCGCAGAATCATTGTCGAGTTCAATATTGGTTCCGACAAATTTAAGCGATTCAGCATCTTCGTCCCATACAGAATAATCACCAGCCGTATTTGAATAGAAAGTAGTATCAATACCAGTGCCATCTACTCCTATTGCTATTGCTCCGGTATCAGCAACTATCTGACCAAAAGTAAGCACATCTGTTTGGTCTGATATCGAAAAGTCGCCAGTACCCAATGTATCTCCGAATAGTATCTTGTCGCCGTCACCCAAAGCAATATTTGCGGCATCTAAAAGCAGTTCGCCATTGGTACCTGCGTTTTCGTCCCATTTCATGTAACTCGAAGCAATATCGCCATAAAATGTTACATCAACGCCTTCTGCATCCGCGCCAAAAAACCATTCATCACCAGATGCGTCCCACCAAGCCTTTTGTGATGCCGTATCACCAAACAGGGTGAAATCGACTCCGGCATCATTTACGCCAAGTCGAACATCGCCAGTTCCGGCAACTACTTGTCCTATTGTCAGAACATTAGTAGTGCATTCGACATACATATCACCTGTATTAAGGGCATCGCCAAACAGAATCTTTGTCCCATCGCCCATTGTTATAGGACAATCCTCAAACTGTAGTGCGCCATTTGTTGCACCATCTTGGTCAAATTTAACAAAATCAGATGCTGTTTCGCCATACCAAGTCTGGTCTAGACCTTTGCCATCGACGCCCCATGCAACCGAACCAGTTCCGGCAACTATCTGAGCAAATGTCAACACGTCGGATTCATCACTTACTGAAAAATCACCAGTTCCAAGCGTATCGCCAAATAAAATCTTTGTACTATCGCCAAGAGCAAGTTTAAAATCTTCCAATAAAAGCGAATCAGCCGATACATCAAACAAAGCATAGTCGCCAGATGTTGCACCGAAAATCTTCAGGTCGTAACCCGCATCATCAATGCCCATATTTATTGGCGCATTGGACTGAATATAAGTCTGACCTTTCGCTAATTCAAGTGTAGCTATGCGGGCTGAGCCAATAGGCCTCGCATAAAGACAGGCGCACAAAATCAGAACTAAAATTATAATTCTTTTCATGTTTTTGTCCTTTCTTTATGGGATTAGTAAATTGACTAAAGCATATTCCGTATGTGCCACGAATGAAACACAAGTTCCATATACAGCATCCGTACCATCATTAGCTACAAGGCCAACTGAACCGGCAGTACCAGCAGTACCGGCTTTACCTACAGGTTCGCCATTAACGACAGTATCACTTGCGTCGACTAAACAGCAAGTAACTCCTCTGTATTGCGCCCAGAAATAATAACTCGCTGTAACAACGGCTTGCGTAACACCAACAGCACAAGCATCCAGCGACGTAGGGTTGACCTTGACATTACTGCAAAGATTCGGCTGTAATGAAATATCATCGGTGGCTGCAATAGCAACTCTGATACCACCCTCATCGGCAATCGTTACCATCATAACGGTATCACTGGTTACCCAGTAATTATCCTTTATAATGTAAAAAGTACCTGCCGCTGAGCCTGGAGTAGAGGCGTTTATCCACAAATAACCGTCTTTTAACTCGTGGTCTGTAATACCGTTGCCGGTAGCCAAGAGAATATCAAACTTTGTTTCACCGATACTTACACCGTAAGCAGTCTGCGCATTTCCAACGGTCTGTGCATCCGGTGGTTCACCACAAACCACAAGATTCTGACCAATACCAGTTCCACTGTCTTTGCAATAGCGAAACTTACGACCGTCGTTAGTCTCGTAAATACAACCAAGCATGAATTTCTGGTCTGATGTTGGAGTAAAAATGTTCACATCAGCAGTAAGTTGACTTGGTTCGGAGATTTTGTTTCTCCGAAAACTATAATTATAATTAGTATAACTCATTAGAGTCTCCTTAAATGTTTAGGGTCTTAACCGGCACGTTGATTAACCGCCGACCCGTTAATGTTTATGCTACACATTCCACATAACAAACTTTATCTTCGTCCATTCTCATTGCGCCCATATTCATATGAACATAAATCTGTTGAGAATAAGACAAATCGCTGCGAATACTCATCTCGGTACTCAACATATCCTGAACGCCGAGAATGATTCCGTCCTGAACCCAGAATGGACAACGAATAACAATGGTGTCCGCATCAACATCATTTGCTGAAGTACCAACAACTATTTTATTGGAAACTATCCAGTTGACGCCATGCCAGTTACGGATAATACGACCAGTTGCAAGAGGAGAATTTGGGCCGTAATCACGGTTGACATACTCTTCTTGGCCGAAAAGATTTGTTGCCTGACGAGGTGAAATCGCACCCCATATTGGACTGTCTTCGTCAACATCGTTATAAGAAAAATATTCTTTTACCAATTCTATCTTCTCGACAGTCATTCCGGTATCAGTAGCTAAAGCATTGCCAGTGGATGTATCCCAAGCAATTGTACGACCTGTGTCTTTTCCGGTATATTTAGTAGTTCCACTCTGTGAAGCCCACGTGATGGTGCTTCCAGCCCTGCGACCGCTCGTTACTGTTCCATCGATAGAAGCAAGGATAATGTCGTCTTTCTTGCGAGCGACGGCACGAGAAAGTTCTATCATAATATCGCTTGCAGGGTCGATAATCATCGACAAATCATCGTCTTTATCTTTTAAGACGCCTTGATGGAATGGAGTCGTTGAAACCCAACGCCTCTGTGCCGTCAAGTCGATTGTCGGGGTGGCTACATTGCGACCCGTTTTCTCTTCGAGTTCAAGTAGTCCGATTGAATCGAACGACTTGTCCTCTGCATTAAGTACAGGTTCTACTCTTACTGCCTGTGCGAATTTGGATTCTTTTTGCTGACACAGATGGTATAGGGTATTAGAAAACTGGTCAACAAAGTAGGTGGGAACTCCACCTGTTAGTGTAATTGCCATAATTAAACCTTTCAATAAATTGTTCTTGGTTGTAAAATTCTCTGTTCGGAAAGGTTGTCCTTATGGTTCTTTCCTGCGTTACGCTCGTGAGCGGGCAGGTTACTGCCATTTTTAGGTTCTCTTAAAAAGAGGTTGTCCTGAAAATGTACCTTAATCGGGTCAGATGGTTATCCGGTTAAAGATGCTTTCTTCTTGTACAAATCTGTTATTTTTTTAATGGTGATATTGTGTTCTGGATGATTTCTCTTGAGAAAAGCATCCGATTGCTGAACTTTCAAAATCTCGCTTTCAATTTCCTGTTTCGTCAATCCCGTAGTTGATGGTTTTGGTATCGCCCCTGATTCTACGAATAATCCACCAAGATTAGCGGAGTATTCTATAAAGTCGGGGTCGTTTCCGAACTTCTGTAAAAGTCTCTGTTTGTGATCTTCGTCTGTAATGCCCTTTTCAATGGCAGCATTTCCTATATGAATCTTGGATTGATACTGATTGCCCCACTTTGAAACCAATTCAGCTTCCGCTTGTTCAATAGCCAGTTTAGAATTGGTCTGCATAGTCTGTAATTCGCCGAGGACATCAGAATTGTAAGCCTCAATTATTGCATCAGATTGTTTCTTGCTGATACCGGCCTTATGGAAAACATCCTGAAATTTCTTCGCTCGATTATCGTCCCAGTATTCCTCTGGTAATTGTTCCGGTCTTTTGAAACCATATTCATCGGCTTTTTCGGGCCTGCCGCCAACCTTAAAGAATCTATCCCATTCATCCTGCGTTGAGTTCTCGTTTGGTATCGGAATCTTATCTTTGCCTATCATTCTTTCCGCACTGGCAAGACTCCTCATCGCCCCTTCAAAATTCTTTACTCTGTCAAAAATCTTCTCACTTCTAATTTCTTCCGGCAATGAATCTCGCCAGCCATCCTTGAAACTACCGTCTTCCCCTATAAAAGATGTTAATGTTTTTGATTCTGCGGTCGGTTTTCCGGTTGACACCGGTTCGGTTATCGCATTTTCATTCATTTGTTATTCCTTTACTTTGTTTTTCTTCGTTTATATTCTTTGCGAGCATCTTTCTGATGTGCAAAATAACGCTTCTTTGGCCTTCCTTGTATGCAGTACCCATCGAATTACCATCTACATAGCACGGCTCGTTTTCGTTACATAACTTAGATAATCTTTCGAGGACTATCTTGCCATCCTCAGTATCAAAACACTTCTGCATAGCAAGGGTTATTCTTCCTCGTTCATCCGGCATTCTTCTTCCTCTAAAATAATAGTATCAGCGGAATCATCTGTGACATCTGGACTTTTAACAACATCTTTAACTTTGTTTCTTAAACTTTTCCTTATGCTCATTTTTAACCTCTCTAATTTTTTTCAAAAATACATCATCTGGACGCAAAAACCCAAACACATGTTTTTGTTCGCAACGCTTACAAAAGAATAAGGCTTCATTTTCTTTCATATCTGAACGATATGTAAGGAATCGCTTACAATCACATTGAAGTTCAATTTGTATTTCTTTTTCGATACCAATTAATTTATGCCAATCATTTATGGGTTGATATATATAAAAAAATTCTATCTTGGTGCAATAATCAACTTCCAACCAATTAAACGAACCCTTAGAAACTCTTATACTTTCTTGTTTCTCTACAAAATCATTCTTCTTTTTCCTATTAAACATTTTATACTCCCATACTTTCCATAACTTTTTCAGCGGGACTATCCCGCTCTGGTTTCTTTGACGTTTGCCCTAATCCCTGTGCTGCTATCTGCGCCATCTGCATTGCTTCTTGCCTTTGCTGTGCCTCGGCACGAGCCTGACGCTTGGCGTTTCGCTCTTCCTCAGATGTCATATCCTCGATACTAACACCTAATGTCTCACCTAATCTTCTGTATCCGCCGTCAATATTGACGTTATCAAGTACGCCGCTGCCAGGAAAGACCTGCTCGAATTCCGCACCAGCCATCGCCCATTGCTGGAATCCTCTTGCTTGCTGACTTTTTAATTCCATAGCCAATCTGCCGACATATTCAATCTTAAACTTCTGACCCTGCATTTCGCGTGGTAAAGGCGGCAATTCTCCGTTTCTAATAAGCAAAAGAATATCACGGGTTACAACTGGATTGAGCCATTCAGTTTGAATACGACCTATGGGCGGGCCTAATCTTTGTAAACCCTCGGCAAGCAGCGCTCTAATCTCTAACGTAGTTCTTCTATCACCCTTTAAGTCTCTTAATTGGACAAATACATCGTTAAAGAACATTCTCTTAACGAGTTCTTGTTCGTATTCCAGTAAATCTTTTGTAATTGGGAAATTACCCCTAACACCCTGCTCTATCGCTTTGATAGAACCCATTTCAGGTACCCAGTTAAGAGCGCCAGCGAAAGTCCTGACTTCTCCTTCAAAAGTATCCAAAACTTCTTTGGGTGAATTGTTCCATAAATTTCCGCACTCTATTAAGTCTCCATGCATCTTTTGTAAGTTACGGACAAATGGCAGAGCAAATACCCCCTGACCCCTGCCACGCGATTCTTTAGATGACTTACTCCATCTTGGCACTGCCCCTGGAAATTCATGGTATCCACCTTCTTTAACTATTTCCTTATCGGTTACACTGATACAAATAAGCTCAAAAGGCAAATTCATAGTATCCTGCAACATGAGGTTTCTTTTTGTTCTGGGTCTTATAATATAAATAAATTCGAATTTATCGGATTGAGTTTTAAGATTTTCCATCTTTTTAATAACTGTTTCGCCGGCTTTGTCGCCAAACTCTTCATGCGCCTGACTAGCAGTAAAGATTGTCTTAAATAGTACCGTATCTACAATACCCTTAGAATTTTCCAGTGGTATGTAATCGGCTATATCGTAATCCGTGTAATTAAGACCTGTTACAGATGTCCAATCAGAGAACATGAAGGCTTCGCCAAACACGCTTAATCCCCTTAACGTCTCGTCCGATTGGAGCATGAAATTAGAATTAGCTCTTTTTTCGTGACTGATTTCAGTTATAAACCCCAGTGTTCTTTTGACGGACTCTACCTCGTTCAATCTGCCATCGCTCATCGTGATATTGTAAAACTTCTGGCCTGGAGGGAATAGATTGATAGAAAGACCAGACGCCATTTCAATAGACGCCATTTGGCCGGTAGGATCGATAATATCCCTGCCTTTTTCCTCACCTTCCGAATGCGTAACGGTAATATCGGATTCACGAGGGAATATTAAATTTGCCGTTTCCTGGTATAAATTCAGAAAATTGGCGTTTTTGTTTCTATGATGGTCATATAAGGCTATCAGTTCTATCGCTTTTTCATTCATTTAGGTCTCACGTTAACTCGCTATTTTATAATTTAACTTTGCATGTTTTATCTTGTTGTCTATTCCCCACATTGGCTGTAAATTATCTAGGCTCCAGCAATACTTAAATTCAACATCATCAACACTGCCAAATACAAAAAAGGACTTTGGTATGATATGGTCTATATGCCACTTACCATAGTTTTCCCACGACATACCATTATTAAATTTATTTTCAAGATGTCGTTTTAGTTCTTCTGGTGTATAGCCAACTAATTTTTGCCATTTAACAAGACCTTTCTTGCCTTGAAGGTAATTACATAATGCTGTTCCAAAATTAGAATTTATCTTACCTATGATGCTTTTTCTGTATTTTCTCGCAGCCAATCGCCTTGATTCTCTTGCTTTTTCTGTATTTCTTTCAATATACTTTCTGACATAAAGCCGATTCTTTTCTGGATTTAAAGTCCTGCTCTTTCTTGCATTAGCATTGCGAACTTCTTTGTTCAAATTTGCCCATTCAGCACCCTTGCTTAAATGACATCTCTTACATTTACCAAAATACTTATTGGTATCTTTTCTAAAATAGTATTCAGTTAACGGCTTAACCTTGCCGCAACCAACACACTTTTTATTTTGGTTTAACATTGATAGATGCACGCTGCCTACTCCTGTTCAGATTTGTTGCTGATGAAATGCGACACTTTGACGCTGCTAAAGCAAAGTAATTGACTGCATTCCTGTAATGGTCGTTAGTGCCTTTATATACATATTCTCTTGCACCGTTTCTCTTGTTCGTTACCAATATCTTGTACGCATCGCACATCTGTTTGGCAAAATCCTTAATTTCCGGACAATATCTGGGTATCTGTAACATGCCAGGCGTAGTTATCCAACGATGAATTTCATCGAATAATGCCGTACGATAATCTTTAACCACTCCTGATTTAGTGTCCCATGTCCGCATGTAAGCTGGGTTATTAGAATATTCGCACAGGAACACGGGATAAGGTTCTTTACTCTGAAATTCCTTCGCACTGTCCTGATAAGGACGAATATCTACAACAGCACTGCGAACATTGAACCTCTTAGCTAAATCATGTATGTCATTCCAACTGGAAAGACATGCAGTCTTTACTATCCTATATTGGTCGTTGCCAGTCCTTTGCCCTATAACTATGTGCTTCTTGATGCCAACGTCAACGCCCATTGCGCATGGGCCAGCGTGGGAATAACTCATTAACTCATTAGTGCAGCAGGCATAGACCTGAGCCTCGGTCAGTCTGTCCTCGGCGGCGATGTAAGGAAGGCCAAGCCTCAAACGGTAAACATCGGCCAAATTGCCGTTGGGGGGATTAGTGAATGCTCCAAGTATCTCGGCGGGGTCATTATAAGAACTGGATAACTGGCTCCACCGGTAACCGTGCATAAAGTCAGAATTAGAGGGAGAAGAAGCTACCCATTGCCCATCCCGTACAAAAACCTCTTTGCCACACTTGTTACACTTGATATAACCAGTACCATCTTCCCTTGTACCTACACATTCGGGAAACGACAGTTCTGCGCACGTCCACTCGCCACAACCACACTTTCTAAACCAATGCCTCTGATCCGAAGTCTGGAAAATCTTGTCTATGCCCTGACCAGGAACAAGAGGATTAGATAAGTATCTCTCTTGTTTGATTTTAGAATGACCGTACCGACCCTTCGCCTTCTCAATAACATCCTCGTCCATGTGGTCCACTTCGTCAAATACAACCCTATCGACGGGAATACCCTTTATGCTGGACGACTCGTTCAAATCGCCTATCTTCTGACTTAATCTCGCCCCGCGAAGATATAAAAAAGCATCATTTATCTTCTTCAAAAAAGTAGCGTCCGTATCCTTGACGTACTTGCCGATAGCCAACTTATTAGACGATATCAAAGGATTAAACCTAGACTTGCTAAAATCCTCAACGTCATCCTGTTTGGGAAATAGATACAAAACACCATGCGGCAAACGCCTGTACCTCATGCCGTGCAAACTGTCCAAAACCTCCAACTCGGTAAATCCGCCCTGCGTAGCCTTCATTACGCATTTTCTTCGACAGTCATCCTGTAAATAACCCAACTGATACTCGTGGTCTGTAAATGAAAAGACAGAACTCTGCAACTTTATCTTCTTCAATATCAACCAGTATGCACAGTCAACACTCGCTATCTGCTCTGGAGTTAAATCGTTACCTATCTTAACATCCCCTTAAAATTCATAAAATATATATTCCCGTCTTTTCGGCCACTTTCTGCGTTTTTAAGTTTAAAACCGCTTACCCATCTTAACACAAGATAAGAAATGTCCTGAATTGCCAAAATCGTAATACAATTGGGGTGAGACTATACGCATCACAGCCCTGCCGCCTTTGGGGGTGAAGGGGTCTCTTACCCCCCCCCATGCCTGAATCGCTCTAGGATAAGCCATAATCGACGAACTCGACCTTAACCCTAGCCAATAGCCTGCTGCATGACATCGCTTAACCTAATCGAAGCTATGCGCTTGGCTTCAACAGCTTCGGATTCGCTCAGCTCTTTAGCCTTGTCAAGGTCCGAAGTCTGCAAGGTATCCTTATAAGCGGCTATGGTCTTGCCCAGGAGCTCAAGATTGCGCGTAGCAGTGGATAAATCTCCCTTAGCTTCAGCTAGAGTAGCTAATCGCTCGTGTTCAGACTGAATATGGGCAATGGTTATATCAGTTTTTAGCGCTGTTTTGGCCTGTAAACGCTCAATTTCAGCCTTTAAGCGTATATCTTCGTATATTTTCATCCCCAAACCAGAGTGCGCATAGCTAGGTTTATAGCCAATAGCTAGTAGTGCCTTTTCTTTGCAATAGCCATTACTTATATATTCTATGGCCAATGCTTTAATCTTTTCTATATTTATTTTAGCCATTGTTTAGTACTGGTTTAGTCATTATCTCTTGTCATAATCAATTCTGAGCGTTTTGTTATCTGCCATAATTGATACATGTGATACTTTAAGTTAGTTTTGGTCTTAATAATCATATTTTGGTTATTTTCTCAAGTTTAATTTGGATCATGCCGATATATATATTATGCTTTAGTTAGAAGGTTAAATTGGGTTATTTATTATTGAAAGGGAAAATCATGGTTACACTGGCAGACTGGAAAGGCCGTAAAGTAAACTTAGTCAATGCAATGAAGTCAGCTAAAACACAACAATTCAGACGAGAACTACAACTAGCTGTTCGCTTGTGCCAAAAGCATATCAGCCAAATCGAGTGCAAAGTTTTAATCGGCTAATCACATCGGCAAGGTTTATTATTGCCTTGCCTGTTATAATTGATACATACATAATAAAAGGATTAAGATTGCTAAATATTGTTATAAAGTATAATTATTTGTTATTTTTAGTTTGACTTTTAATTAATAATAGCCGATAGTATATATAGATTGATAAGTGAATAATAACTTAATAAAGAAAAAAGGGGTAACACTATGACTACCTTTGAAAAACAAAAAAAGGCACTTGAGAATCTAGATTTTATCGTTTCCGTAAACACCAGCGGACAAGCTCTATATGTTATTTACGACGGCAGTATAACAAAAAGCAAAGCTAGAAAATTATGTGATGAAGCACTCTGTAAGGCAGGGCTAACGCCAATCACATTACATTTTTTCCGCAATAGCTTCGCGCCAAGCTGGGTTAAAAACATCACACCACTATATAAACAAGCCTAATATGAAAAGGAATAATATTATGAGACTAACATGTGAAGAGTGCAAACAAACCCATAACCTGGACGACGATAAACTGGACGACTTCAACATCTATTGGATATTAAGACCGAATGCCAATGTTGATTATCAGCCGCATTATCTATGCCACAAATGCACTGAAAAAGTAATTAAAGAAAAACTATTAGAAAGGGATTAAAATGAGAAGAGATATAATAACTTTAATTGAAAGGGTAAAATAATGAAGTGGCAAAGGACAAAAACAGGTATTACAAAAGCCCGATTACAAAAAATATGTGACGAAAATAATCTGCCTTATATAATCGACAATTGGGCGGCTTCGACAATACGAAATTTTGTGAGGCAGGGCGAAGTTTTAACCGCTGAATTAATCAATGATTATTACAAACATAACTAACTTTAAAGGGTAAAAAAATGAGAACACAAATAATACAAGTCAATATGACCGATGAACAGCCACAAGGTTATATGTTTGCGATTGAGGAATTAGACAACGACGAATGTTTGTTGCAAACAAGGGGCTATGCTTTTTTAAGCTCCGATGCTAATTTATGGGCAGCAGCGCCGGATTTACTCGAAGCATGCAAGGCAGCAGACGGCGCAATAATAGCCATGCAAATAGACGGGGTAGACCGATTAGACTTCATTCAAAAAACATTACAGCAAGCCATTGAAAAGGCAGAAAGTAGGTGAAATTATGGAAACTATAAAATCCGAGCAGGGCGTTTGCCCCAAATGCGGTTCAGAAGACCTGGATTATGGAGTAATGGAATTAATGGAAGAAAGCATTTTCTACCCATACACTTGCAATAAATGCGGGTTTCGTGGGAAGGAGTGGTATTCAGTAACGTTCTCTGAACACCAAAACGAAGATAACCCTGATGAGGTATTCCTAAAAAACTCTTAATCCCTATTAACTTGTGAAAGAACAGCCCTCAGAAATGGGGGCTTTTTTATTGCTATTTGTGTATTATAATTTACAATATACGTCAATTTGGCGTATTACGGGAATTTTAGTACAATGACACTTATTAATAAATGATGTTATTATTGACGAGTATGTGCAATAATTGCATGTAGTTATGACCGTTCTGCAAAAAAACGCTTTTTGATTGCATTAAAACTCTTTTTCAAGTCATCATACGCAATATTACACTTATAGTCATCGCTTAAATGATGCTTAAGCTCCTCAATTTCCTCCAGTAACGCTCGCAAATGATCTTCAATCTCCATCAAACCTTTCCCTGCCAAACCTGCCTATGAACCTTTTCACAATAGTCGTCTTTTGCCTGAGAAACAATCAAGTCATACAAAGCAGCTTTGCGAGCGAGTTCTTTTAATGTTTCTTTCTTAATATAAATGTACTTACTATTCTTTCCCATAAGTCTTTTCTTAATATTGGTTTATCTAAAAGTTAGGCGCGCCTAACAATATACCTAAAGCACTTCTACCAATCCATCCCCTTTCTTTTAAAGCTCAAGGCTGACTTTAATACTAGCTTAATACATTTAGTCTAAGACTAGCAAGAAAGAAAGAACCACAAGAGGACGATTGGCTATCAGTGAAGGGAAGACCTTTTTATATCATAACCAAATTGCGCTTTTAACCGTTCGTTTAATTAAGCCGTTTGCCCGAAAGCAGATGGAAATTTGGCAGGGCGCTAGTCCAGTCCATCAGAAAACTAGTTGTGCTTGTGCCCTTTTATCCTTGAAACGGTAGTTATAGGTCTTTTTTAACACTGCGCTCTATTAACTTTTATATACTTTACCCTTACGGGCATAACTTCTCATTTTCGCTTCGGCCTGGCCTTCAATGATAGCTTTAATATCTATTGAGTCTATACCTGGATTGTCTTTAAGGTTTTTCATTTCCTTTGGACTTAGCCATTTTTTAATAAATTTATTCAAGTCTATTACTCTTATAGTTACCTGTTTGCCGCTCTGTTTCTAGCTCTGAATTGGACTGAGACCATTTGCGCTTGCAGCTAAGAAACTCGTGCGCATTTGGATCGCTAATCGTCCGAAACTCGTCTTTTGAGCATAGAAAGCAGGTAGGCTTATTTGATTTAGCTCCGCATATTCTACATTCCATTGTTTGACTTTCATAGTATCCTTACAAACCATCTATCCCTCACAATGTTAATTATACCTTATTTAATGGCCTTGTCAAGTTTTACACTTAAAAAACCAAAAAAGGGGATTTTCAGGCTAAAAACAGCGATTGAATCGGAAATCTTCACCTCGATAAAAAGCATAAAAATAATTTTCCGATTAAACCTTAAAATCTGCATAATGTAAATAGTTGTTATGCATAGACTTATAGAAGCAAATGAAAATATCGCAAATAATTTTTTGAAATATGCTTGACAAATTGTGGAATATACTTTAAAGTTAAATATATGGAAACGCCGAAAAACATAAAGACAATAAACTTAACCAGTAGCAACTACCCCGATTTGTTTACGATGATAAACGAATATTGCCAGCGGAATCCTGGCTTTACAGCAACGAGTTTGGTGGTAAACCTGCTAATAGTTGAGTTGCAAAAAAGACTAAAAAGTGAATATAGAATTTAAGGCTTGCGACAAAATAGACCATCGGCACTAGTCCACGCAGAGATAGCGTATTTCTGGATTAGTCCAGTATGCTTGCCCGATGGTCTGAAAAGATATGAATGGCAATCCGCAGCCCGTGTCTGCATGACCTTGTTGGTTGGTTGGTCATAATGCTGTAATCGTTCACGGGTGAAACCAACTTGCTTATTCATTATCTGTAAGGTACTGCCTGGCTTTAATAGCTCTATGGAGCTAAGGCTGGGCAGTCGCACTCATCTCTCCTCCAACAGGGCGGTGCGGCCTACCCGCTCCATTATTTAAGGAAAAGAAAAATGGAAATTGAACTGTATTATAAATGTCCAAACTGTCAACTGCTAACAAAAATAAACGAGGCGGACATGGAGTTTACGGGCTGGATAGCAGATTCCTGTGAGAGTATTGAGATTTCACTCGTAACATCCTGCCAATGTGGCAGTATCATTGAATGTCTTGTTTACGCAAGGTAATTAAAATGGCAAAATATATAATCAAAAAAGAATTAACAGTGGATGGTGATGTAGTTTATTGGGCTTATGAAAAAGTTTACGGTACAGATGTTCTTTTCGCCGGAAGCTGTGCATATTCAATAGAAGGTTGCGAAAACAAATTAAAGAGTATTATTAAAAAAAGAAGTTTTGTTCCCGAGGTAGTCAAAGAGTTGGAGATATAACATGAAAACACTCTTGATAATATTATCACTGTATAGCGTAGGCTATACAATAAACTGGGAGAAAGAATATCCCATTATAGAAAAAGCAGCTTTGAGAAACAACTGCGAGGGTGATGATTTTTTAATCCTGTTGGCTATAAGACTAGCCGAGCGAGGCGGCGAAGGAAAAGAGTTTGGGATTGTTCACCCGAAGGCATGGGGGACAAATTTAGATACGCAGGCAGGATGGGCAGCTTGCACCGTAGTTAAGAACCGCAAGCGATATGAAAGCCAAGTAAGGTCAGGGACGACCTGTGATTTTATTACGTTCCTGGGTAATCGTTATTGCCCAATCGGGGCGGCCAACGACCCCAAAGGCTTGAACCGTAACTGGGGAAAAAACGTAACATATTTTTACAACAAATTAAAAAGTGAATAGCCAGTAGTGGCGGAATATAGACGCTAATGACCGGAAGGATGCCTCCTGTGAATATCCGGCTAAGGGCGGGGCAATCCCGTGCAGGTGGAAATCCTGCCTACTGGCTCTTATAAGTTAATAACGGCGGCTGAAAAAAGATAAAAAGAGAATTTTAAGAAGTGCGTTAAAAACGCTTTATGAAAGGCTCTAATTTATGGTGAACTGGATTGGACAGTATTATACAACTCACTTGCCAACGTTGGCGACAGCCGCCGATATTTTAGAAAGGTGAAAAATGAGTACTAAAGAATGTCGTGAAACTTGTGATGTGTACAAGGACTGGTGCAGACTCCGCTCTTTGTTAAATGACGTGCTTGCAATCCACATGACACATTATGGTGGCACGGCGGGAATAGTAAGCAAAGACTATCTTGACTGCATCAGAGAACAGATGAAAGTAAGTAAAGGCTATCTCGACAGCATAAGAGGGCAACTGAAAGAAGGTGAAAAATGAAAACTTTTTATTGTTTTGACTGCGAGCACAAATGGGAGGTGGATATATTCGCTTGTGAAGCCGGTGCGGTATGCCCTAAATGTCATGGCGAAGATATTTGGGATTATGAGAATTACAAAAAAGCCCAGAAAGAAAATGCTTATTATGATAGGAAAGAGGATAGAAGATTATGGAAAAATTAAAAAAGACACATTATACAGAGTTGCTCAGCAAAATATTGGTTGCCGCAAATGGCACAATAGAGTTAGTGTCGGCAAATTATTGCTTGGACGGTATCGAGGCAGTAATTAAGAATATAGACGACGACCAGGAATATATCATAACAATTACTCCGAGGGAATTATGAGACAGATAATAGATTGCATACAGGGTAGCGAGGAATGGTATCAAGCTAGAATTGGCAGGGTAACATCGAGTTGCTTCGATAAAGTCTTGAATAAGAAAACTGGACGTGGCTTGTATATGCGTAAAGTTGCAGCAGAATGGATAAGTAACGAAAAAGAAGATAGCTACACAAACGCGGCAATGGAAAAGGGCAAGGAAAGAGAGGCTTTGGCTAGAGCAGCTTATGAGACAGAAAGAAACTGTAAAGTTGACCAGGTGGGTTTGATTATATTGGATAACTGGATCGGCTGCTCTCCTGATGGTTTAGTCGGAGACGATGGGTTGATTGAGATTAAATGCCCATTTGGTTCAACCCACATACAATATATCGAAGATGATAAATTGCCGTCCGAGTATGTTCCGCAGATACAGGGGCAGCTTTGGGTAACAGACAGAAAGTGGTGTGACTTTATAAGCTATCATCCCGCGTTTAATATTAAGTCATTATTTATTAAAAGAGTTGATAGAGACGAAAAATATATAGAAAATCTTAAAAAAGAAGTTGACAAATTTGTTGATGAATTGCAAAATATGATAGCCAAATTACAAGGAGAATAAAAATGAAACACAGCGAGCAAATAAACGAGCTGGCAACCGCACTAGCAAAAGCACAAGGGCAAATCGAGGGCGCAAAAAAGACAAGCGACAATCTTTACTTCAAATCAAAATACGCCGATTTGGCAGAGGTTTGGGAGGCATGCAGGAAGCCTTTAGCCGATAACGGGTTGGCTGTAGTGCAGGGCGATGGTATCGCATCTGAAGATGGGAATGTTTCTATCGAAACTATGTTACTGCATGTTTCGGGACAATGGATTTCATCTTCATTGGAAGCTAAGCCGACAAAAACCGATCCCCAGGGAATCGGCTCATGTATTACATATTTGAGACGGTATGGATTACAGTCGCTAGTAGGCATATCGCCCGAAGATGACGACGGTAATGCAGCAAGTCAGGCTGACCAGAAGTCAAAACCCCAAAAACCGCAACCCCAAAAACCAGCATTGGATAAAACCAAAGAAGTAACAGACCAAGCGTTTTTTGAATATTGCACTGTAAACGCTGAATTTCTAGCCGATTATGACGGCAAGGTCGAATTTGACCGCCAGAAGTTTGAAGCTGAAATTATCAAAGAGTTTAAGGGTTTACCGACAAAAAACGAAAGCATACAAAAAATCATAGAGACCATTAAACCGGAAAATTGTATATAATGCACAAGTACCCAGTCATACAAATAGTAAATAACCAGCCATGTTTCGACGAGCCAATTGAAAAGATTCTCGAAGATTGTGAAATCGGAGGAGCCTTACAGATATTAAATGCCGATGAGTTTTACACAGACAGGCAGCGTAAATGGTGGAAAGGCGTCTTATTGCCCTCTCTTGCAAAAGATTCAGGTGATACGGTGGTGTGGTGGGAGACTAAACTTAAACTGGCAGTTTTACCCGATGATTTTCAACCTATATACGTGGCAGTGGGCAAGCAAATATTCCCAATAATACCTTCAATCAATATTTTATCAAAAAGAAAAATGAATATACTAATCGAAGGCTCGGTCGAGAAATGTCACGAATGGGGCTTTGATTGGGTAACCTTGCCGGATGAAAATTTAAGGAGATAACATGGCAAACTTTAATCAAGTTATACTAATCGGAAACTTAACACGTGATCCAGCATTATCATATCTGCCAAGCCAAACATCAGTTGTAGATATTGGATTGGCCGTCAATCGAGAATGGAAGGATAAGGACGGCAATAAAAAACAAGAGACTTGTTTTATTGATTGTCGGGCATTTGGCAAATCGGCGGAAACAATCAATAAGTACGTCAAAAAGGGAGACCCCTTGCTTGTATCGGGAAGATTATGTTTTGAACAATGGGATGGCAAGGATGGTATGAAGCATTCTAAACACAGAATAACGATAGAAACTTTCCAGTTTTTAGGCACGTCCAATAATACCAAAACTAATACACAAAGTGAACAGGCAAACGAAACAGATAACGGAGACATTCAATTCTAAAACTTAAAGGCATGGAGGCCAACCATGGAAAACCTCGAAATACTTAGCACACGAACTTACTATAACCTTTCAACAGACGAAGCCTACACGAAGGCCATGACCTATCTTTTTGAAACAGGCCAACTAAACAAAGCAATGGAGTATGAGAGCAAGAACGATGAATAAGTTTATTAATACTTATTGCAAAATACGGAATGTACCCCCCCGTGTTCTTTCTGAAGATTTGATTCAATACCTATGGGATATTCGAGCCTTAGATAAAATCGTCGATAGGATTAAATCCAAAGATAGGATTAGCGTACAAGTATGTAAAAAATGTAACGAGATTAAAGACATTGGTATGTTTTATTTTAACTTGAACTTAAAAACCGGCAGAAGTAGAACGTGCAATCAGTGTGATTCAAATCGAGTAAAGACGCGTTACCGAAAAAAGAAAGAGGCCGAAAAATGAACGACTTTGAAATATTCTGGAAGGCATATCCAAAGAAAAGGTCTAAAGGACAGGCTGAGACGACATGGGAAAAGCTGGAAAAACAAAAGAAGCTACCCGAAATTACCGTTCTTGTCTCCGCTATTGACATGGCCAAAATGAGCGATGATTGGAAAAAGGAAAAAGGCCAGTTTATACCTTACCCGTCAACATGGCTTAATAGCAAGGGTTGGCTGGATGAGCATAAAGCCGACGGCCCGCTTAAGTCTATGAATCTGTGTTTTGTTTGCCGAAAGCCAGCGGGGTTTAAGTTATTCAGTACTAAGTATCTGTGTGAAGTATGTAGGCGGGCATATATAGACATGCCGAACTTTAAAACGCATAAACAAATTGTTATACCAAAGCACCAATTAAATGAAAGCACGTTAGAGTCGATGATCCTTAAACAAAAAGCAAGGAGAAATACGAATGAATGAACTAAAGCTATGTCCGTTCTGCGGCGGCAAAGCCAAATTTGAGCCTGTTGGATTGCTGCAAAAAGAATACGAACTAGAAAGTGGGTTTGTGGCATGTCAAAGCAAAAAGTGCGGTGTTGTGCTTTACGGTGAATCTAAAATTAAAGCAATTAAAGTTTGGAACAGGAGAATAAAAGGATAATAATGGCTAAGACCACCAAAAGGAAACTGAAAGACCAATGTGACGGGTTATGGTCTGAGATTGTCAAGCATAACGCAGGAAATAAATGCGAAATGTGCGGCAAGACTACTTATCTCAACTCACACCATATCTTTTCCAGGCATAATCATTCTGTTAGGTGGGACACTTCTAATGGGTGTGCTTTGTGTTCTGGACACCATACATTGAGGACAGATTCCGCACACAAAGCCCCTGCTGACTTTATCGAATGGATTAAAGCTATCAGGGGTATAGAGTGGTACGAATCTTTACGGGAAAAAGCACATGAGACCTGGAAACCGGATATGGAAGCCACCCTAAAAATATTAAAGCTAACGAAAGCAGGTGAGAAATGAATAAAAACCTATTGAAAAAGATAATACATAAAATCAAGTATAACCGCATAACTTTGTTTTTAAGTATATTATGGAGGAGGTGGGATGCTGATTGTGAACGCATAGATTGGAAAACCGCATGGGAAGTATGCAATATCGTATATAGAGATTCCAGCAAACAATAATTTTAAGGAAATGTAAAAATGAAAAAAGCACTGATAGCACTAACATTAAGTTGTATTATAGGATTGATGGGTTGCGATACTATTAACCCAGCCGATCCGAACCAGTTGCAGGCATTGCCAGCCGATGTCAATAGCTGGATTGCAGATATTGAGTTTTATGAGGTTCAAGTAAAATTGCTTGTTCAGCAGATGGTTGATGCCGGTACGTTCACCTCTGAGAAGCAGGCTCAGATTGCAAGAATTTACGCTGAAATTGGCGCGGCAAAATCAGAGCTAAGGAAGATAGCAGATGCTATCGCTTCGGGTAATTATCAGCCTGGCGATGAGCAGATAACTACGATTATTAAAGCCCTCATGGCTGCCAATTCAGCAACGGCAGCGTGGAATCCGTATGCCCCGATGATAAACCTTGTACTGGGTTTGGCTCTTATCGTTCTAGGTATATTTTTTAGGAATAAAGCTAAGGCATTGTCTGAGGTTGTTATAGGTAATGAACTTTTCAAGAGGGCGGCTGATATTAACGGGAGAGTTGCCTTCAGAACCGCTCAGAACTCAATGCAATCAGGCTCAACGATAAAAGCAGTTGATAATATAGCCATAAACGCAGCTAAAGTTATAAACACGAAAGTAGAAGTTTTCCGTGAAGTTAGGCGGGTGCTGAAACCGGAAGGGACGCTGTGGCTGAATCTGGGTGATAGCTATAATGGCTCAGGTGGTGCTGGTGGGGATTACAACACTGGCGGATTAAAAGAAGGACAGCCTAAATATGGTAGAAAAGATACGCCAACATTAAAGCCCAAAGACCTTGTTGGTATCCCCTGGATGGTAGCGTTTGCTTTGCGTGCGGACGGATGGTGGCTAAGGCAGGACATAATTTGGGCCAAGCCCAATCCGATGCCAGAGAGCGTAACTGACCGATGCACAAAATCGCATGAGTATATTTTCTTAATGAGCAAATCCGCTAAGTATTACTATGATAACGATGCGATAAGAGAACCTCACGCAGAGCCATTAAGGGGAAAAAAGAAACACGAATCAGATAATCCCCATAATGCTCCAAAAGAATCTATGGCTATACGGTGGACGCCAGAAGTAAGGGAATATAATCCTGCTGGCCGCAATAAACGCTCCGTCTGGACAGTTAATACACATTCTTTTAGCGAGGCTCATTTTGCGACTTTTCCGCCTAAGTTAATTGAGCCGTGTATTTTAGGTGGCTGTCCGGAAGGCGGTATTGTACTTGATCCGTTTATGGGAGCGGCGACCACAGCATTAACAGCCTATCAAAATAGGCGTAACTACTTGGGAATAGAATTGAACCTAGAGTATATCAAGATGGCTGAGCGAAGATTAAATGTGGCTAAAGAGAAATTCGGTTTATTTGAAAGCAGTTAAGAACATAACGGCTTGAGGTCACAAATTGTGATGTCAAGTTTAGAGCAAAGGTCAGGTCAGTTAGCCTTATTCAAGGGGACAATGGAATGAAAACAGGGTTTACGCACGAAAGCACGTTTAACGAGTCTAAAGAATGGTATACACCTAGATATATATTTAAGGCATTGGGTATCAGCTTTGATTTAGACCCGTGCAGCCCAGGACAAGATATTGTCCCTTGGGTGCCAGCACAGATACATCATACATATTTAGATGATGGATTAAATACTGAATGGTTCGGTAAAGTGTGGATGAACCCGCCTTACGGTATGGATACCCCGAAGTGGATGGAGAAATTAAAGGAACACAATAACGGAATCGCTCTCGTCTTTTCACGGACGGATACACAGTGGTTTCACGATTATGTACCAACTGCCGGTGCGATATGTTTTATAAAAGGCCGTGTCCAATTCGTCAAGTCAGAAGATGCTTTATATTACGCCGATGGCCAAAGAAATCCAAAGGGTGGCTGCGGTGCCGGCTCAATGTTAATTGGCTATGGCGATTGGTGCAGTCATGCAGTTTTAACTTGTAACCTGGGTTTAGCCCTGCCAGTAAGTAGATACACGGAGACGTTCAGGACATCAAGAGACTTCGCGGGTGGCGGTCAGTGTCCTAATGAGAACCCGCCGCGTGTCATCGAACCTGTGCAGGGCAGTTTGTTTAAGAAAGAAGGTAAAAAATGACACATGCGGAAAGATGCCCAGTATGTGGAGGTAGTGGAGAGGTTGCAGAAAAATATCAAGGCACAAGCAGCTCAATGCCGCTGATGCGGCCTTGTCATGGCTGCGGCGGAAAAGGGTGGATAGTTGTATGGGATGAAATGAAAGATCAGGTGAATAAAATGACTCTTATAAATGGAGAAGATTACACAGTTTTTCAGGAGAACGAAAGGCTGAAGGTTGAAAACAATGAGTTGAAAGGGCAAATTGCGTGGCTTATGAATTTGGACTGCGACAGATGCACTCTGGCGGCACAACAGAAAGAAATAATCAATTTAACAGGACAAAGAGATAATTTGCTGGCTTCTAACCTGCTCTTATTGGAAAAGGAAAAGGCCAAAGACAAACAGATTGAAAAACTAAAGGCAGCAATCAAAAGAGTAGGGCATGCCTTTGATTGTGAAATCAAAATGGGTGGGGAATGTAATTGCGGTTTAGAAGAAGTATTGAAAGAAGGTGAAAAATGAAAGACTTTGGCGGAATTAAAGGCTTAGACAAAAAAGAGGTTATCACTCTGATAGGCAAATCTCGCTGGAAAGAGTTTAGTAAATGGATGGGTGGTCAGACAATCGGATATGATGAGGGGACTATTTATTACTACGAGCATGATATTCAAAGGTTTATCGATGGCAGACCAATAGTGGATTAAATGTCAAAGTATTGATATTTATGAACAAATGTAAAGGAATAGTAAAATGAAAAAGAAAAAATATGTAAATAGGGAATTTGTGTTGTTTTGGGCAGTGCTCTTAGTGTTCTTTATTGTATTTGTAGGAATAATAGCATTGGGAGCGTATGCCCCATATAGAGAAAAGGAAGTATTCAATAAATTCCGTGACCCTAACACTCCAGAGGCAACGTACATAGACGCATTATTTTCAAATCTTCGAGTTACTACTAAATAAAGGAATAGAAAAATGAAAAAGAAACTAATAGGAATCGCTGTAATATTAGCATTGTTAATTTGGGCATGGTCTGCACGTGGTATCGAGTACGACCCTGCTCTTTGCAAGTACCAAGTGGTAAGGGCTGAGCAGGGTATAGCAGGGCAGACGTGTCGTGTATATGCCCCCTGGAAATGGGACGACCCCTGTTCAATTCAACAGACAGATGTCAGGGTAGTTTGTGAGAATCCGCCGATAGGCTCTACATTTGATGCTAATACTTTAATATTGACATGGCACACAGACGTTAATGATGCGGGTACTTACTACCTTAACTGGCGAGTGGGAGTGATGATAGACCCGAACCTTCCGCCCACAGAGGATAACTTCATGCCCTTGCATTCCGTACTGGGTCAGCCAAGTGCGGTTACTACAGTGATAGCGTTAAAGAGATGGGCAGTGCCAGTGTTTGATGTAACAAATTTCAGGGTATGGTTTGAATAGGAGTGAATAATGGAAAGAATGGATATTAAAGAGTTTAGAGAAGCAATCAATATGGTTGACAGGCAAAAAGAATATTATGAAACTTTAATTGAGGATTACGAAGATGGAAGAAATTACGAAAACGATTTTAGAACTAGCAAGTAAAGGCGGTTTAACTGCGGTATGGCTGTATAGTATTTATATGTTGGGTGCAGTTCTTAAATTTGTAATAGGATTTAGCTGTTTGATAGTGTCGGTAAGGATGGCATGTAAAACGGCAATGAATATTGCAGAGAGAAACGGCAATGAAAAATAAATGGATCGTAAGTTATGGGGTAACTGTGGCATGGGCATCGTTGGGGATGTGCGTGTTAGGCGAGTGGGAATGTATGATAGTTTTTTTAGTGTTGTTCGCTCCCGTATTATTTGCGACATGTGCCCTCTTAAAATCTGAGATAAATAAATGATAGACTATATTTGCCAAGCGATAATCTTTGTTTGCGGCTGCCTATCCATTTATCTCCTCAGCAGGAAGAAAAGGATAGGCAACTTAGTAGGTTTGTTCTCTGAGCCTTTTTGGTTCTATACGGCTTACGTTCACAACCAGCCTTCTATAATGATAATGGCTATTCTTTACGGTGTTATATATTTAACGGGATGGATTAAATGGTCAAGCGAATAAAGCGGTTCAAGAAGAACGATATTCTCATGGTTTACTGGATAGATATTCACCAAGACCCACGCTGGAAATCCAACGAAGAAGCTGAAAAGAGACCAGAGATAGACTGTGCTACGGTAGGATTCTTTACTAAGAAGGATAAGGAAGCCATATATTTGTCTCATACAGTAAGTGCCAGTGAAAGAGACCAAACGGTTATCCCTTTAGGGGTTGTAAGTAAAATTACTCAATTATTTAAGGACGAAGATAATGACCTACAAGGAAGTGGAAAAGGAAATGGTGCAGATAGCAAGAAAACACGGATTCAAAGTCAAGAGAAAGCCGATAGTTGAGATTATAGACGGCCAGTTTTATCGTTGGGCTGGGCAAATTTGCTATTCAGATAAGATGATAGAAATTGCCCCTAGCAATAACAAGACGTTTGAGTTGTTAGTGCTTAGCCACGAATTAGGGCATGTCATTGACAAGGAAAAGCGGGGATTGAAAAGACCTTTATTCTGGCGTGAATATCATGCCTTCAAATTCGCTCTTGAAAGGGCATGCGAATATAGGAAAAGGCGTTTACTCAAAGAGACGCTAAAGAGGATCATGGCCAACGCCATATCCTTTAAGTACCCAGTACACTCAGCAGCGTGCAGGCGTCTAATGAAAACCAAATTATTCAATCAGGCAAGGAAGCTATTATGAATATAGTAGAAACGAAGATTGACGTTAAATCAAAGACTGATAAGTTCTACCTTTACCCGATAGGCGATACTCATGTCGGGGCTTATAACTGTGCGGAATCACACCTGAAACAGTATGTGGACTATATTAAGAACAAAGAAAATGCCTATTGGTTCGGAGGGGGTGATTTGTGTAATTGTATAATCCCTCAGGATACCAAGAGATTCGACCTGAGAGCCTTGCCGGACTGGCTGTTTCTCGGCAGTGCTATGAATATCAAAGAAGCCCTGTTAGATATAGCCAAGCAGGAAAGAAACAGGCTCTGCGAGATTCTTGACCCTATCAAGGATAAGTGCATTGGTTTATTGGAGGGCAACCACGAATATTCAATAATGAAAACGACCAATAGCGGACATCACTATCTGGTTTGCGAAACGCTAAAAACCCAAAACCTTACCGACTGCGCATTCATCAGATTAAATTTCAAGATTAAAGGCGGTTCGGGAACGAGTGTGGTGATGTGGGTTGAACATGGTTGCGGAGGAGGCAGGACTAAAGGGGCTGAGCCTAACCACTTAGGCCGTATGGGACAGAAAGCCGATGCTGATTTTATGCTCAGAGGTCATTCCCATACATTCAGAATAGAGCCATCCGAACCCCATCTTTACATACCTAAAAGCGGTGCATTGCCGGATGAATGCTATCAAAGGGAGGTGTTTATTGGCAACTGGGGCTGCTGGGTTAAGAGCTATGCAGTAGGACCATCAACTTACGATTCAAGAGCTTCGTATCCACCTAGACCACTGAAGGCTATTGAGGTGGAGATTAAACCTTTTCACAATACCGGAGTCAATGTGGGCGGGAAAAGAATCGTGCAAACCCAGTCGAGAATAAGAATGAGAGAATGTGATTATGAGGAATAGAATAAGGGCAGGGCGCAGATACGCCCCACCCCAAGGGAGGAAAGAAGAATGAAAGTTAGTCAAGAACCTCATCTATAAAATTATAAGTGCGAGAGACTTCTTTTTTGATAACATTCACTCTCTGTTCAATATCGGAAATATCAGCCAGTATTTCCATACATAGCCGAAGTTTTTCCTGCAAGTTTTTTCGTTCTTCATTTTCCATTTGGATGAGCGGCAAAGAAAGTTACAAGTGCGTAAATGCCTTTAGAGATTAAGCCTATCATAACAACAGTGATAACGCCGAATACCCATTTCCAATATTTCTCCTGCGCCTTTATGTCCAGCTCGTGCCGATTTATTTTGGATTGCAGGCATTCAGCCCCATTATCGTGGAACAGCTTTTTATCCAAGCAATCAATCTTGGATATGACGGCGTTATTACTCTCGGTTATCTTGGTTTCAATGGAATCGAATCTGTCTTTGCATACACTGTCATATTGCTGGACGCTCATAGTGGTCTCCTGTTTACTATTTAATAGCGGCTTCTTTTGCCTGTTTGCGTTTTTCTACTTCTTGGTTGATTGCACGAATATTATGCTGGCACTGCATAAGGATATTGTATTGATTAATAAGTTCTAGTGCCAACTGCTCTGTAGATAGTTCTTGTGCTTCCTGCGGTGTTTCTGGTTTCTTAGCCATTTTCATTCCTCTAATAAAACATCATTGATATTTGTAATTTGCTGATTTAACTGTTCATACTGAATATTATACTTCTTAAACTCATGGGTAAGGATTCTGGGTATCAACATCTTCGCCCATTGAGTTACCGTGTATTGCCTTATCATTGGGCTTTCGGGGTTGTTCGGGTCAGAAAGAACCATTGGACAGGGATATTTCCAGTTGAGAACGGTAATAATCTTCTGGATAGAACTGTCCGGTATGTTTATTTTCAGTATCATCAGTTTACACTCCTTGAAATCTCGTACCAGCTAGTACCATCATATATAAGTTCCAGTGTAGTATCATCCGCACTGGTAAAGGCGGCTGATAAATCCACCGTATTGGCCGTGTGGGCATCGGTATCTGTAATCGTAACTAAAGCATCGACGAATAACAAAGTCAGTCTCATGCCATCCACGCCACCTGTGATTGTGGCTATAGTATTAGTCGCTCCGTCTCCTGTTATGACGTGAAAACTTTTTGTTGCCGCTATTGCCGTTGCGCTGGCTGCTAGGGTAATTGCCCCTTTTGGCGTGGCTATTCCCCCCGTTGCCGTTGTGAGACCGGTAATGTCGAGAGTAGTATTGCAAGTTGTTGGGCCTGCAAAGTAATTTAAAGAACTCGCATTTGCAGCGTAAATGTCATAGTTCGTATCCGAGCCAGTACCAGAGAAATAACCGCCATAAGAAGTGGAATTTCCAACTGAATTACCAACAGCAGAAAAATAACCGCCGTAATACTTTAATGTTAACGTACCCGAACCGGTATAATTAAGATTAGCCCCGTAACTACTACTAAACCTGCCACCATACATATTACCGTTTATAGTCTTAGTACCGGCATAGATACAATCATTCAGGGTAGCCGTTTCTGCGCCGTAAGCATTTATATTCAGTGTACTAGCTAAACTTGTACTGTTGTCTATGGTTGTGCCGCTTTCAAGCCTTGTTTCCCCATATAAACATTCAAAAGCGAGGGTTTTAGATACGGCAGTAACGCCCGTGCGTGATATTGACGAATTGACTTTTATTGTAGGCTTAGAACAATAAATGGTATTTACACTATTTGACGGATTGCCGCTCATTGTGTGATTCCAGTTAAGAGGCATATCAAACAATATAAAAGAAGATGGCCATTGCGCACTTGAACCGGCAATATCCCTACTAATCGTATTTATTGTAAGAATGCCACTGGAATAACTATAATCATTCGTTGTGCCATCAATGTTAAAACCTGTTGCATCGGCAGCGGCCATTGTATTCGTGAATAAACCGGCCATTGTAATATCATCAGTAGAGGTTAATTGTTCGGCTTCTATCGTGTAACTGGTAGTTAATTTATCAAGAATTGTATTATATCTGAATGCCTCGCCTACAGTCCCAGCTCTGCTGACATTAAAGACTAAATCGCAATCCTCCGAACCATCGGTAACATCGGTTAGAACAGCGTCGATAGTAGCTCTTTCTTCAAGCTCTCCTATCCCGTTTTCAGTATAGAAACTTAATCCCACCCCCACTCCGGCAACACCAACGCCAGAAGTAACCAAACGGCTGAGATATAGAGGACGCAATACGGTATTCGTTAATGTACTGGCATTACTAAAATAATTTAGTTGTCCACCAGAATTTATATTTACCATGCCGGTGGAAACAATATCTGATGTCCCGAAATCCACAGTATCCACACTGGAGTCGTAAGTAAGCCATGTAGTTAATGCCCCATTCCTTCGGCTCTTAAAAATCATATCTGTAAATTCAGAACCGCTCGTAACGGAATCAACTACCACATTTATTCTAGCCTGTTCTATCAGACCGGCAGCAGATTCTACGTAGAAAGGAATACCAACCCCTATCCCAGTGGCAGGAGTTCCCGAAGTATCACGGCTCA